GGTACGATACCACCGCCTCTATATAAATCCGTTAGTCTGTAGTTACTAATACCACTTGAACTATATTGAGAATGTCCAGAAGGTGGTGGGAACACAGCAAATATGTCCTCCATAGTTACTCCTGGATCGTTTGGGTCAAAGTTATCAACTCTTCTTACCTTGGCCATTATTTATTTTCCAATTCCTCAACTCTAATCTTTAACTCTTTTATTGATTCTATTAACAAGGGTACCAACTTTTCATAATACACTGCTTTATAACCATCTACTCTATCTATAACAACCTCAGGTAAGATTTCCTCAACTTCTTGGGCAATAACTCCAACATCTCTTACTTCAGTATTTTGATCGGATTTATCGTTCCAATTAAATGTGTAACCGTTTATTTTTCCTACTTTGTCTAATGAGTTTTCTATTTTCTCTAAATTTTCTTTTAGACGTAAATCTGAAGAAAACGCCGCGGTAACATTGCCTGTTGCAGTAATAGCTCCACTAATAGCTAATGTTGAACCATTAAACGTCATACCAGATTCGCCGTTTAATGTATTTGCAGTTCCACTACCTGTTATAACTCTATTGTTTGCATTAGTATTAATTGTTGTTCCAGAACTTGCGCTCAGAGTGCCGCTTGAAATACTTAATCCACTTCCAACTTTAATACCACCAAGTGTGGAACTTGATGCGGTCGGTAAACTATAAGCTGAAGGAATTGTGGTGTTACCTGCTAATGCCGTGCTACTAGTTGTACCTAAGGCTAATAATGCGGTGTTACCCGCTAATGCCGTACTACTAGTTGTACCTAGAGCTAATAGTGCAGTGTCGCCTGCTAATGCCGTGCTACTGCTTGTACCTAATGCTAATAATGCAGTGTCGCCTGCTAATGCTGTTGTACCGCTTGTACCTAATGCTAAAGTTGTAAATCCTTCATCATTAGTCCATTGACTATTACTACCACTTTTATTTGTGAAAGTGTCTGTGCTTGATGCTGTTACATCGCCGCCGCCGTCAGTAATTCCATAACCTGCTAATGTTGTAGGTTTACTTGATAATGAGGAAAATGCTCCATTAAATAATGCAGTGTCGCCTGCTAATGCTGTTGTACTACTTGTACCTAGAGCTAATAGTGCGGTATTGCCTGCTAATGCTGTTGTACCGCTTGTACCTAAAGCTAATAATGCAGTGTTACCCGCTAATGCTGTTGTACCGCTTGTACCTAAAGCTAATAATGCAGTGTTACCTGCTAAGGCATCAGTTATTCCGTAACCTGCTAGTGTTGTAGGTTTACTTGATAATGAGGAAAATACTCCATCAAATAATGCGGTGTTACCCGCCAATGCTGTTGTACCGCTTGTACCTAAAGCTAATAATGCAGTGTCCCCCGCCAAAGCTGTTGTACTACTTGTACCTAAAGCTAATAGTGCAGTGTCCCCCGCCAAAGCTGTTGTACTACTTGTACCTAAAGCTAATAGTGCAGTGTTGCCTGCTAATGCCGTACTACCGCTTGTACCTAATGCTAATAGTGCAGTGTCGCCTGCTAATGCTGTTGTACTGCTTGTACCTAATGTAGGTGGAAATGTTGATGGTACTGATGATAAATTAGCATATGAGATAGCAGAGTTTGCAAACCCACCACTTCCATCAGCAACTAATGTAGTTCCAGCAGCAGGTGTGCCTGTTATTGTAATCGTAGAACTTGCTAATCCGGCTGCGCCGCCAACGGCAGCAATTTCTATATAATCACCTTCCCAGCCTGCTGCGGCAGGAGCATCTAATTCTATACCAGTGCCCGCTCTAAGTTCAAATCTATCATTTAACGCCGCGCCAGATATTGTCGCATTTAAATCTAAATTTGTACCGTCGCCTTGAACAACTCTAATTCTGCCATAATTCTTAGGAAAACTTACACTTACTGTTCCTGTATTTTTAGCATATAGTAAATTTCCGTTAGATGATCCTGCAAGCTGAGTAATAGATAAATTAGGAAATGCATTTGCAGCATCTTGTGCTGTAGTAATTGCTGTGGCATGTTGTGATACAGAAGAAACTGACACAGATGCCGAAGGTATTACACCTGTATTATCTAAAAGAACTGCACTATCTGCCATTCTTTCTACAGGAATAGTTCCAGTTAGTTGTGATCCTGCAACAGCAATTGACCCTTCGTGTTGAGTTATAGATCCTTGAGTTATTCTATCATTATCAAAACCGCCAGTTGTAATTTTACCTGCATCTAGTGAAGGTATTTCACCAGAAACTAACGAATCTACATTTAGGGTATATACCCCAGAACTATATGCCAATTGTGCATAGTCTGCGGCACCAGTGTTTGCTGCCGAAAAATGTGCCTGTGTCTCAGATGCAGATGGTCCTGTGTAAGTCATAACTCCTGTTGATGAATTATAGCTGAACGAACCATCGCCACCAGCATCACTTCCTGAAAAATGTGCCCGTGTCTCAGATGCAGATGGTCCTGTGTAAGTCATAACTCCTGTAGCATTATTATAGCTGAACGAACCATCACCACCAGCATCAGATCCTGAAAAATGTGCCCGTGTCTCGGATGGAGATGGTCCTGTATAAGTTATAACTCCTGTTGATGAATTATAGCTGAACGAACCATCGCCACCAGCATCACTTCCTGACACAGATGCTCTTGCTCTTGGTGTAGTGAAATATAAGTTTGTGCCTTCAGATAGTTGATTTGTATTATAGCTCGATATAAGATTTTGAGCGCCTGAATTTGGATTTGCAAATACCTTATTTAATGCAAAAACATCACTATCTGCATTATATAATATAGTAGCATCTGCACCGTCTATTGTGATGCCGCCACCATCAGCAGCGGCTGCATTTGCTGCACCTTTTGCTATTTCTATATTCTTATCTGCAATAGTTAATTCTGTAGAATTGACCGTAGTAGTTGTTCCTTGAACTTCTAAATCACCTTTTATTTTAACTAATCCACCGACACCATTTACAGGTGCTGGATCAATTACAATAGGACCAGTTACATTGTTAATATCAAATCCGTTTAGATCAAGATTTCCACCTAATTGAGGAGTCGTATCTTCTACAATATTTTCAAATATACTTGCTAATTGAAATGAGACAAAAGGATCTTTATAAAAAGTTCTTGGTGGTTTAGATTCTGGATTGTGATATATTCTACCTAAGCTAAATTCTTCTTTAAAATAATCTATAGGATTACCCTGGTCATCACTATCAACTAATTTATAGCCCAATGGCCAATTATGTGCGGTTGATGCATCTGAGTCTACATAAATGTAAACTTGGTCATTTTTTAAATCTATAATCTGGTCATCTGTATTAATATTTAAAATTGCACCATTATCGAATTGTATGTCAAATCTTCCGCCTTTAACACCATTAGTCGTAACACCGTACGAAACTTGACCTGAAAATTTACTTAATAATCCATCAAAGTTATCGTCTAAATTGAATTCTAAAATTTTATCAACATCGGGAATAGAATCCCCAAAATCAGATAAAGTGAGCCTAAGATAATTTAAATCTTTCTTAATCTTTACTGCTGTGACACCGGCAGTATCCCACGTGGAATGAGTAGTGCCTCCTAGTTCTGAAGTTCCATCATTATCTAAAATTAATTGATCTGGCTGAAATGCATTATATACGAGTGCGTAAGAAGTATAAAAATTTGTATCGTTTGATATAGGAGTGTCACTACCGTCATATCCTGCAGGATTAGGTGTTCTAAAAACTGTAAGTGTGGATTGTTTTGCGAATACATCTATTCCATTTTTAGAACTTAATTCACCTTCATTGACATATGCTATTATAAATCCCATAGACTTATTACCAGTATCGCCAGTAAATTTCACTGTGGCTTCATATTCAGGATAACTTTTATCTGATACAAATCCTGTTATAGAATTTGGAATATGCTCGGTAGTCAGTGTTTTTATAGTATGACTATCTGTATCATAATAAACATAGCCCAACATAGATTCGTCGTGTGGATATTTAAGAGGTCTATTTGTAACTAAATTTGGTATATTGCCGTGATTTATATTTTTCCATGTTTGATGTAATAAGTCTCTTTGTTGATCCCGCGCTGAAGTATTACTTAAAGGCTTTGGTATAACAGTAAGAGCTTCGGCCAAGTCTGAATCAGTATTGACAAATTTTCCCGATCTTACAATGTAATCCCATTCATAAGAGTTTAATATGCTGTTGAAAGATAACAATTGCCCATGACCACCTGCGCCTAATTGACGAATATCGTTGGTTATTCCATCCGCGTCAGCCTTATCTAGACCATCACTATCCAAATCGGTTACTCTTATTTTAGGATAGAAATGCCACTTATCATCTGACTCATCAAATTTTACAGATGCATATTTACTTTTATTTTTGTAATAATGTATTCCGCCATAATCATTAGTAAGCAATACAGACTCATCATCGCTATCCCCAGCCTCGATCTTATATCTGCCTATAGATAATTCTGATCCTACATTTGCACTATCGACTTCTATTTTATCCGAAACTAAAGAAGGTGTAGTAATTCTAGTACCTAATATTTTAGTGTGATTATTTAAAGTTCCGCTGCCGTCACTTTCAGTACTATCTCCTAAAGTTATTCCTTCAGTTGGGCCGAGGACAATTTTATCAAATTTAGCACTATCGAAATCTAATGAATTACCTGATAGTGTTTTTATATGGGCACTATCCACATCAAGATTTGCAATAGTAGCACTATCTGAAATTGTTAATTTATCTCCTGTAGCACTATCGAAAGTGAGATTATCTATCTGGCCACTATCCACATCTATGCCAGAGAGTTTAGGTGAAATATTTTTACCATCACTGTCTTTAATGAGTGAAGGTCCTAAAGCTAAAGGTTCAATGGAATCTAAGTTAATGCCACCATGAATACCTCCATCACCCACAGCGATTGCCGAATCAATCAATGCTTGATTTGCAACTACTACAGCAGCATCTGAATCTAAATCGGCTTTTATAGTTGATACGGGAGTATCTAGTAAAACATCAGTTCCTATAACAGGAGCTTTTACTCTAAATTCAACCATAAAATCACTTACGACTTGATAGTTGTTATTCTGAAGTGCATCGTCATCTCTAAATCTAAGAAGTTCTATACCAATATAAGTTGGTAATGCAACAAAAACACCAAATTCAAATGTAAATCCCGATTTTCTAACATCTGATGGAGAAAAATTATCGAATTCAGTCAATACACCATTTATTTGAGTGAAATGAACTCTATAATATTCTATGTACTCTGGAGTACTTCTCCCACTAAATATATTTCCACGAATAGGTGGGAAATTATGATTATTTACAGTAATAATTATGGGTTCGTGCGTAATTTTTGCCAAGCCATCACCGGCTCTAGGATATTCTAGTTCTACAGTATTGACATAATCAAAGGCATCTTCGCCTGTAGTTGCGGATAAAGTGCTATTTAAAAATTTAATTTCGCCAGTTGTGGGTCTATTTACATCTACTGGTCCTTTATTAATAAAGACCCAATCTAAACTAGTATTTTCTGCCATTTTTTATCACCTTTGATCGTCATCGTCAGCTTCACTCGGATCGGGAAGATCGCCGTCTTTTATCTCAGTTTCAATTTCTTTTCTAAGTGCCTTTATATCGTCCTCTGAGTATTTGAGAACATTTTTAAGAATAAATGCCTTAGAGAAATAGTCGCCAACATAATTGGTCATTAATTCAAGGGTCTGTATTCTTTCCCTCAATATTTCAGAATCTTTTAATTCTGCAAAATAGTTATCTCTTGCATAATCGATCTGAATATCGTTCTTCCACTCATCCCAATCACCATCTGTAATAATTCTTTTTAAAATAAGTTGTTTCTTCAAAACTTGTAAGAAGATCATGCCGAACTTTTTTCTCAGACGGTTGATGAATTTTGAAAATTTAATTTCTTCTCTAGAAACTTCATTACTTTTACCGAGTGAGAATTGTGATTCCTGCTCTAATCTGTTTAGAGGTACATTCAATGAACGATACAAGCGTTTTTGGAAATAAATAATATCGTCAATTTGACCTAAGTTATCACCACCCGGAAGCGTCGATACTTCTGTACCTCTACCACCTTCACGTCTAGGTAGCCAGAAATCTTCTAACATAGACATGTGCTTTCTATCATCACGTAATTCACCCGTATTTGCATCATATACTAGTTTGTTTCGATACTTAGTCATAATACTTTTCATATACTCTTCAGCCTTACCCTTAGGCAAGTTACCCACATCAACATAGAAAATTCTACGTTCTGGTGCACGACTCAATCTGTAAATAACCAGAGAGTCCTCCATCATTCTTAATTGATTAACAGGCTTGATACATTTGTGTAAGTGTGAGACCACTTTCTTTCTTGATTCATCTAGTAGACCACTTGTCACATAATTGATAGAGTCTGTGCTGAATCTAATACCTTTGTTTGTCATAGCGCCAGGATTTGCTTTTCCTGGCTTCTCCTGATAAATGTAATACTCATTAATTGTATCAATTACCTCAGCATTAGTTACAGGATCTTTTTTAGTTTTAACTTCTTTAACTTTTCTAATCTTAGTAGAATCAATAAATCTTAATTCTTGTATGCCAGCTTTTTCATTCTTTTCATCTACTAGAATATGGTGATAAATTCTACCATCAATGTACCATCTTTTGAAAATATCATGACAATGTTCCGAAGCATCAAACATAGATAACACGTGGTCAAATTCTTCCTGAACTTGATCTTTAATATTATCTGCAACTTCTACCC